GATGTCCCGCCGCATCACGATGAACTTCGCGTCCAGGCCCGGGGGAAGCATTCCCAGGTAATCCGAGACCACCTTGACGGCCTTGCCCTGCGCCGCCTCAATCCAGTCCACCCCGTGCATCACCGCGTCAAGCTCGTAGTAGCCGCGCGGGTTGCCGTCATCGATCCGCATCGGGTGATCGACTAGCACGGCCACGCCGCCCGCCTCGAGCATCTGCATGCAGAGCGATGTGCCGGAACGAGGTAGGCCGGTGACGATGATCATCCCAGAAAACCCGCCGCCAGCGCGTACTCAATCGCCTGCCTGACGTGTTCCGCCGTAGTGCCGTGTCTGGCCGCCAGGGCCTCGTAGCTGGGCATCGCGGCCACGTCGAGGGCGATTGCCTCGACCGACGCCGCTCCGTCCTCGGTGAAGACCTTGCTGCCGTGCCGGGGATGGCTGACCATCCAGGCCAGCAGCGGGAACGCGTCCAGCGGCGGGTCAGGGTGCTTGCCGCCGATGCAGGAAGCCGCGCCGACGCACTTCAGACTGCCGAGAGAGATTTCCGAGTCCATGAGAAGTTCCTAGTTTCTGGTTCTTGGTTTCTGGAAATTCAACGTCTAGCAACTAGCAACTAGCAACTAGCAACTTCCTAGACATCCCCTTCCGTCCAGGTGAGCGAGCTGATCGTCACGGTTCCACCGCTGGAGATCGTGCTCGCGAAGTTGATGTCGCCCGAACCGACGCCGCACGAACCCTGGATCTGGGTATGCGTGCCGTCGTCCGTACCGCCGTCAGTGACGCGGTAGTAGCCCGGGGTGATGCTGGCCGTGGCCGTCCCGGAGAGCGGCACGCCGCTGAGCGTGAGCTTGGCATTAGCGTCCGTGCCGTCCGTGCCCGTGGTCCCCATCGTCGCACTCAGTGCGATTCCAGCCGTAATGGCCGACGTGCCGGTCGGGCTGGCCGTCTTGGACGGGGCCGAGCCGGAGTAGATGAAGAGGTGGCCCGATGCGCCGACGCTGGTGGGAATCGATCCCATCATCGTGGCCCGGATCGAAGCTTTGAGATTGGTCGCCATGCGTTATCTCGATATGAAGGCCCCGGGCTCTGGGCCCACGCCCGAAGGGCGAGGAGGCCCGGGGAGAAAGGATCAGGAAGAGGCGCAGAGCCCCGCGCCTGATAGGATTGCCACGATCGCGTTGATGACGGTGGCATCACTGCCGGCCGCGGTCCCGGGAAAGACAGGCTGACTGGTCGGAGGTGTAACTCCGAACACGCCGAGGCCGTAGGTGACGGACACATTGATACCCACCGTCACCGTTTGACCTACTTCGAGGGTGGTGGTCTGGAGGTCCAACAGTTTGAGACTGGTCACCCATTGCAGGCCGGTTCCATCAGCGGAATTGGCCTGGCAGGTCAATACGGACTGATCTGCTGACGGTTTCACAAATTGGACATTATTGCCAATATAAGTGACTATTGATCCGCGGGCGGCATCCGGTAAAGCGAAGCTGGATACGATCGGCACGTCTAGTCCTCCCTATCAGGCGTAAGCCTTGAGCAGATCCCCGGGTTACGGTCCCCGGGGAACCTGTCGGATCAGGCGTAAGTCTTAAGCAGATCCCCGGGTTACGGTCCCCGGGGAACCTGTCGGATCAGGCGTAAGCCTTGAGCAGATTGCAGAGATACGTGCCCGCGGCCGTGCACGTGATGAGCACGGAATCGATCGCACTGGCCGCCGTGCTGAGCGTCTTACTGCCGCCGACGAAAACGCAGCCGCTGGGAAACGTGCCCGTGCGCGAGCCGGTGCCGTCCTGGGTGATGATGAGCTCAACCGTCTGACCGACCATCGCATTGCTAAAAGTGAACGTCGTATTGTTCCCGAGCGTGATGAGGAACAGGCCCGCCTGGGACCAATCCAGATTGGGCGTGTGAGCGCCGCTCGTCGTTGCTGCGAGCTGCAATACTGCCGTAACGCCGTCGGGATAAAGCACCCATTTGCTGCCGGACCAATGCCCGGTAGGCGAAAACCCCGGACGATACGAGGTTTCCGCCCCGTCGTCTTGACAGATCATGACCGGCCCCTTTCAGCAGTTGATGAGCACGCCGAAATCGGGACGGATGACGCCCAGCGCGTAGCCGAAGTCCACGGTCACGAAGAGGGCCTGATAGATGTGGACGTAGCTGACCATTACCCGCAGCGGGATGCCCATCAGGTCGATGTAGCTGACGTCAACGACGTTGCGGGCCTCATCCGGCGTGGCGATCGGCCGCAAGGCCAGGGCGATGGCGTACTCGTGCAGGGCGAGGTTGTTGTACGCTTTGCGAGCCAGGGTCGAGCCGCTGTAGGCTGTGGTCGGGGCTGTAACGACCGTGGCCGACGTGTTGCTGCTGATCGAAGCAATCTGGCAGGGAACCACAGAGGAAGCCGCTGCGACGTCATACACCCAGTCGCCGATGTTGAGCTGGGTGGTGAAGCTGGTACCGGTTCCGGTCAGGGTTGTGGTTGAGCTGCTGACCGTACCGGTCAGCACTGTCAGCTTGCGTGCCGTGGTCGCCGTGACGGTCGAACCGCTGTAATTCGAGCCGAGTACCAGAGCGGTGTCGCTCGTGATACTGCTGATCGAGTATGCGGTTTTGGTCGGGTCGTTGCCAAAGATCAGTTGCATGGAGGTCGTCAGATCCGTGGTGAACGCGCTATTGAGACCGGTCACTGCGGTTGACCCGTTCGTCAGCCCGACCTGGCCGTAGATGATGCTGCCGCTGGCAGTTGGCATCTGCTGATCCCAGATCGGCTGGAAGTTGAAAGCGTGCGCGAGACTCGCTTCCTTGCGGGCCTCCATCGCGATCGCGGCCGACACCAAGCTTTCCTGGACCCAGGCCGAGTCGCCGAGCATCTTCTGGTACACGTTGTTGTGCACCATCAGCCTGAGCTTGTCGGAGTCGTCCAGAGGCACCTTCTGATCGGCCAGCGCGTTCCAGGCGTTGAGCTGGTCGGCAACCTGGATTTCGCCCTGCACTGCCCCGATGATCGGGACGTTGCTGTTGAAGTTGGCCGGGGTGACCAGTGCGGCGATCTGGCCGTTGAGGTATTCACGCGCCCGCTTGTAGAGGGGGTCGAAGAATTTCTGAGCCAGGTCGACGGCCGTCTGCCACTGCTCGAAGTCCTGGAACTGGAGGGCCTTGCCGGCGCGGGTTTGGAACACCAACGGGATGTAGTTGGGATTGACCGTGGTGGCCGTGAGCTGGCCGTTGTTGACCGCGGTCAGCGGGCCCACGTCAGGGAAGTAGACGTCGACCGTCTTGCCGACCCGGGCGGCCTCCGGCTTGACGTCCTTGTAGACGGCGTCCAAGAGCGCGGTCTTGCCGACCTTCGCCTTGTTGTACTCATCGGCGCCGGCCACGAGGGTCTCGAAGAATGCAGCGAAATTGTTAGCCACGATGGGCTCCTAAAAAGGCCCGGGGCCGGGAAGCCGGACGCGGGATGACGGATTGAGAAAGAACGGTTGGAGGGAAGCTTACTTCGCGAAGTCACAATCCTTTTTCATGTGGCCATCCCCGTCGGTCTGGCCGTCACCCCGAGCCGCTGCCTGGCTGGCCGCATTCGCGGGGGCTGGTTTGCTGGCGGATCTATGCCTCGCGATGTCGCGTTGTGCATCGCTTGCGGCCTTGCCAGCCGCGTGGTCAATTGCTCGGGACATGACTTTGGGTCCTAGAATGGAGTTATAAGGGACATACGATGTCGATGACTGCGGATCAACAGGTCGGGGCTTTCGATCAGGGCGTGACGTTCGGGCGCGAATTGGCAGATAGTGAGATCCAGCGACTTACCTGCCAGCGAAATGCGCTGCTTGAGGCATGCAAAATGGCTGTTATTTCGCCCAAGAGTCATTCTGTGGCCATCAGCCTGGAGGCATGGGAAACGATCCGGGCTGCTATCCAACTCAGCGGAACCGCCCTTCCTTCGCCGCGGCCGCGATCAGCTCGCGGTTTCGCGGATCGAGCATGAACTTCGGGTCGGCCCGCATCTCGGCCGTGACAATGGTGCCGTCGCCGCCCTGGTTGCGGGCTGACCGGCCGCCGCCGGCCGGGGCTTCCTTTGGTGCGGGCAGGCCATGCTTCTTGCCGCTCCACTCGCGCTCGGCCGCTTCCCGAGCGGCCTTCATGTTCGGAGGCTCAGCATCCTCGAAGGCGTAGTCGGCCTCGGTTTTCAGCCGCTTGAGCACGTCCTTCAGCGCGGTTTCGTCCGGCTCGTCGGCCTCGGCCTTGTAGTCGGCCAGCTTCCACAGGTGCTTGATCGCCGCTTCCTTGGCCTTCTCGCCCTTGGCAAGCTCGGAGAACTTATCCAGGTGCGCACGGTCCCGGATCTGCTGTTTGAGGGCGGTCAGCTCCGCCGTCAGCTCGTCGGGGCTGCTGATCTGGCTCTTGAGCGTGTCCCGCTCGCTGGCGACTTCGGAGAGCGCGTCGCGGTACTCGTCGCGCTCGGAAGTCAGGGTCTGGAGCTGGGCGGTCAGGTTGCCGATCTGCTCTTTCAGGATGCTGATCGCGCTGTTGTCATCGTCATGCGGCATGATTCAGCCTCAAAGGAATGGGACGGGATCAGGAATGCTTCGCGAGAAATTCAGGGAGCCCGAGGTCATCAACCATCTGCGCTTTCTGCCGCGCCTTGCGGGCCTGGCCGGCGAGATCCTTGTGGACACCATAGAACCGCTCGCACGTCTCGCGATCGCCGGCCTTCTCTGCGGCCTCGTAGACCGCGGCGTGCCTGTCGTGGAGCCCTTCCAGGCTGGCGGCCGTGTCCGTGAAGAGGCTCTTCATGTCCTCCGGGCTCTTGAGGTCCCGGGCCGCGTAGTACGACGTGTCGCCGAGAGACGTACCGACCTTGCCGCCGTTGCGCTGGATGTGCCGGCGGATTTCGTGCTGGCGATCGTTGCCTTCCTTGTGCCGGCGGTCGAACCACCTGCCGAGCTTCGGGTACTTCTTCAGCCCGACCTTGAATTCGTGCTCTTGCTTGTGCCACTTCTCACTCAACGTCGCGTTCGCATCGTGAGCGACCTGCAGCGCGGCCAGGACGGCGGGGGATGTCTTGGGCATGAGATACTACCTCAGATTTTCTCGGTGAGCCGGGAGAGTCTGCGCATGGTCCGTGTGTTCCTGCCGCCGGTCGCCTTGCTGATGTGGTTCATCCAATCGTCGGCCGATCGCCTGGCGCCGCGAGCGTAGCTCTGCCAGAACGGGGTTTCGATGGCGTTGCCGCTGTTGAGCTTCTTGACTCGATCGGTGATCGCGTGGCGGGTGTGCTTTGGGCCTGAGACGTAATTCGAGACGTCCTTGTAGCCCATTACCCGCCCCATTTCCTGGATGATCTCGGGGGGGTCGGTGCGAGCCTGGAGCGGGAGGGTTCTTGGGCTGTCGAGCTGCCTTATGGGCCGCCGCCGCCTTGGCCGCTCCCTTGCGGGTTCTGGCGATCGCCGCCTCGGATTTGGCCTTGCCGCCCGCGCCGTCGTCCTCCCCGATCAGGACGTGGTTGCCATCGATCGTCACCCAGCCCATTCCGCATTCCCCATTCCGCATTCCGCATTCAGATCAGTGTCTCTTCCCCCGCGCCCGTTTCGCTGCGGCCCGCCGCTGCACCGAGAGCGCGATCGCCACCGCCTGCGCCTGCGGCTTGCCCGCCGCGATCTCGGTCTTGATGTTGGCCGACACGGCTTTCT